CATTGTACCGCTCATGGTCTATGACAAAATGACCACGATGAATAGTCGAGAGGTTGGATTCGTTGGCTATGCTGTAGACCTTCGGAACAAGTTAATGGACCTGTGGAGAGACGGAAATGCGGTTTTCTTTCAAGACCTCGATTCCTGCATTCCTGGGGCACGATCTGGTTTCAATGCCAAGATCGAAGATTTCCGTTTCAAGGTTTTTGCTCCACCAGCAAACTGCAAAGGTTTTGGAGGTATTGCCCTAGTCATTCTGAGGGACTTGGGATGACTGAAAACCATATGTCGCCAGATCATCTCGCAATCTACCAAAAGATTGAGGAGGTTCAGGGAGAAATTAAACACCACATCGACATAGATCATCCGCAGATAGCAGAAAAGGTAAATGTAATCGAAGCAGGTCTGGAGGATATAGCCACAGTGATTGTAGGCCCTAAGAGAAGCGAGTTCCTTGGTGGGGGAAGGGATGAGAAGAAGGCACTCATTCGTCAGGGAAAGATTCAGATAAGAATCCCATGGCGAGTTTGGGCAGCCATCATAACAGCCATAGGAGCTGTTGTGGCGGCAAATTTAGCAGGAGGTAATGCACCATGATCCAGTTCTTTAAGCTCTTAATCTTCGGAGAACCGGCAGTGGTTTTTGGAGCTCTATCTACAGGTTTAATGGCTGCTCTAGCTTTCTGGGAAGCGGCTCCCCTGTGGTTCGGAATCATGGCAGTGACGGTGAATGGTCTAGGAACCTGGTTTACTAGACAGAATTCATCGCGAAATAAGCCGAACGGCTAACGTCGTTCTTGAGCGAGCTTATCGACTTCATCCAGAACGTCCAAGGCATCCTGGGTCGATGAGATTAATGCGGAAATGCCCCCTGCATCTCTAATACGAGTCAGCGTTACCTGCTGACGTAGGGAGAGATCAGACTTGCGTCCAGATGGCTTGACTTCTAGCCCTAAGAATTTACCTCGGTAGCAACCTACAATATCGGGGATCCCCGAAGTTTGATAGGGCCCCCCATGAATCTTCACCCACCAACCCCCTCTAGCCCTGAGATATTTCAGGACTTGGTCGGTGAGTACCTTTTCTCTACTCACTGGAACTCTCCCACAAGATTGGGGGCTGGATGTAGAGTTGCCTCATGAATCCAGCCCCCTCTCTTGAGCGCATACAAGCGAACGAGCTATTGCAAGCTTACAGATCCTCGTCGTCCAGATCAATATCCTCGATTTCTTCTCCAGACTCAGACTCGAAGTGAGCCTGAAGCCTAGCCCGAAGCTGCTTGGCAGTTAGGCGCTGCTTGCCCCTACTGGGTTTCGTACTGATGCCTTCCTCATCAGCAAGTTCCTTGAGGTCGGCAAGAGTCATGGCTTCGAGGTCGATTTCCTCTTCCTCGCCTTCTTCCTCTTCCTCCTCACCTTCCTCTTCCTCGTCCTCCCACTCTTCCTCAGCCTCTTCTTCTTCTTCCTCCTCTACCTCCTCGTCTTCCTCTTCCTCGTCCTCGAATTCTTCTTCCTCCTCCTCAAGCTGTGACTGATGGAAGACGTCGTTGATTTCGGAACGGATCTTGTTCTCGTACTCACCATCTACGACCTCGATAGCGCAGGTACGGTTGATGAGTCTAGAGAGATCCATCCGTTGAGCAGAGTCACTGATCTTGACGGCAGGTTCGAGTGCCTGCAACACAGCCCGGAAGCTCCACAGAGATTCCTGCATTAGCATGGTGTTGTAGTAGAACACTTGCCCGTCATACTTGCCACCGTCAGCTATAGCAAATTGCCACTCAACCCCAGGGTTCCCAGTCTTGAAAGGCTTTGCTACTGCTCTGTGGACTCTTGCCAGGTAGTTCCCTTCTGGGATTCTAACCCGGCGGCGACGGCCAGCTTCGATCCCTTTGAGATTGACCTCTACTGTGGTCTTATCTCGGATCCTAGCTTGACCCGGCTTTACGCCGCCTGACGACCCGCTTGGTCGTCCCCGTCTTGCTGGCTTTACCAACCTTTTCTCCCTTCTTTTGGTCGATTATCTGCACCAGTTTCGGAACAGTCACGTCATAAGCATGCCTGGGCAACCAGGGTTCTTCACCTATTGGCGTCACTCTTTCCCCAACCATAAGATCAGGGTCCCGAAACGTCATACCGAACCGGATATTCTCGCTCTCTTCCATACCTCCTTCCTCTTCCTCAGTAAAAGTCCTGGCGATTATGTCAGGCCTTTTAAGGATAGCTCTCCTGATACTTGGTGTCATATCAGGAATAATGAAACCTTCAAACTCATCATCCTCACGAGGTTGCCGTTCATGAGCAGTAAGGATGAGATGCATCTTCCTGGTCTTGCAGACAGTCTCTAGCTCCTCAAGCCACTCTATCACTGTGCTAGCTAGTCGTCCCCATGTTCTTTGATCCGTTACACCTGCGGCTCTCGCATCATCTCTAGCTTCCTCATCCTTATTGATGAATCTCATGGCAAGATCAACCACACCACTCATCGAGTCAATACCCACAGTTCGGTAATCATGTTCAGCGTACCGCAGATAGAACAGAAAGTCATAGGCATCTTTCCATCGTGGAACTATGTAGTCTCCTTGCTCATCAATGGGGAATACATCCATACTTCTGACATGGCGAATTGTCATGTGCCCCGGTTCTGCTAGGAAGTTGATCGGCCTCGGCCCAGTAGAGATAAATGAGGTTTTACCACTCTTGATCCGACCCCACAGAAACATGTAGAGAGTCCTGGACGGTGCCGTTTCAGTTGCAGGCCGGACTTGTTTTTGGATTAACTGGATTCGCTTCGCTCGCTTGTCAAGGCTAATTGCCAAGATCCCTCTCCTTTACGTATTGGCTCCCTTGGAACTTGGTGCGGATGAGAAATTCACCATCGCCACCTAAAAGCTGAACCAGACAGAGATCATGGTACTCACAATCCCATTCACATGGGGGAATTGTAGTCCTGACCCAAGGATCGAACTTCTCATCCCTCTCCATCTCTAGATAAGCTTCCATCTCCTGTGCTGTGTAAGTAAGCTCTTCCACTTGCCGATTGATGAGAGCTTGATCCTTCGTAATTCTGGATCTTTTGAAGAATTTGGATGGAGCCGTCTTGAGTGCTTTCAACTGAGTTTGCCAAGATTTAGGCAGTTGGCTCAGTCTGTCTACGGCATAGTAGTCCAGAAGGAAAGTTGCAAGGGTATGAAAATCGGTATCAATTCGCCGCTTGGAGATCGCTCCATCAATGTTAATTGATGGTACAGTGGGTTCCTTGGTTCTGATGTAGTTGAAGATGAATCCTTTGATATCGGCAATTCCTGCCTCTCTAAGGGCCCAGGAATAGAGAGTGGATTGTAGGTCGAATAGTCTCCACTCTGCGTCGGGAATGGAGCTCGTGGATTTGTGATCGACCACCCAGTATTCATTTCCTTCCTTTACAATCAGGTCTGGTTTGAAGGTGTAAACATCACCTTCCTCGAAGTTCACCTCGAACGTTTCCTCAGCCCAGATCACTTTCCAACTAGACTCCTCCTCACGCCAATGATAGAGATAGGCATCCATGAGTCGCTTCGCCTCATTGGGAAGGTCCCCATACATCTCCCTTTCCTCAAGGAACAGACTGTTCCATTCCTTTACTAGAGCTTCGTGCTGGGCCTCATAGTTTCCATCCCTATAATGCGCTGCCATTAAGGAATGAAGCCAGTTGCCGAGCTTGAAATGCTTTGGAGGCATTCGAGACTCAAGGCCCAGCACATAACGGTAGTAGTATTGCCGCTTACAACGTCGAAACGTCCTGATACTGGACTGGGAGAACTTGATCGGCAACTGGATCCTCGCTCGCTTCGAGTGATGCTAGTCTAATAGTCCGACTACCGTCGCACAAATGCTTCTGCATCCTCTGACCAGAACCTACCGACCTTAGAGTCAGTTACTATAGGTACAGTCAGAAGGGTGTCCCACTCATCTTTTAGCGGCAAATTCTCCATGACTTCGAGGATTCGAGGAACTACATCGTCTAGAGCTTCCTCTCTCACCTCGAACAGAATAGAGTCATGGACTGTGGAGATGATTCTCGCCACCCTTGGATCCAGTTGGCCATGAAGCTTAACCATACTCATGAGCATCATGTCCGAAGCTAAGGACTGGACTGGTGAGTTGATGGCCTGCCTCTCAGCTTCCTCTCGGACAAGCTTGTTGGTGGAAACTATATCCCACAGCCGTCTCTTTCGACCAATGGCTGAGATCACCCATTTCCGTCGTCTAGCGGCAGAACGTTGTCTTTCATGCCAAGCTTCGAGAGATCGGTAAGTAGTGAAGAATATACGGCGGACGTCTTGCGCCTCAAGGTCGGATACATTGACGCCGTAACTGGTTCTGGCGTACTGTATAAACTTCCTCCAACCCATCCCATAAACAAACCCGAAGTTGACAGCCTTGGCTTTCTTTCTGATTTCGGAAGTAATCTCACCGTCCGAAAGCCCAGTAACCTCCATAGCTGTCTCGGTATGGATGTCCCGATTTGTGTTGAAGGCTCGGAGCATGGATTTGTCTTGGCTATAGTGAGCCACAATTCGCAATTCAATCTGGCTGTAGTCGGCGTCAACGATACGCCATCCTCGTCTACCACCAATAATCCCTCGGATGAAAGGATCTCTAGGTACTTGCTGAAGGTTGGGATTCTCGCACGAAAGCCTTCCCGTAACAGTGTGAAAAGGTTTGAAATGGCCATGAAGTCTAGCGGAATCGTCCATGAGCCCTGCCCAACTGTCAAAGTAGCGAGAAAGGTACCCTTGCCACTTTCTGAACTCCAAGATGGCATCAACGATTCCAGTGTCATCCAGATCCCCTAACCGAACTAAGGTCTCCTCATCTGTAGAAGGAGCTCCCCCCTTAGTTTCTTTCAGTATGGGGAAGTCTAGCTCATCAAAGAGAATCCCGGCGAGTTGCTTCGGTGATCGAGGATTGAATACTCTACCAGCTACCTCGAAAAGCTTTTCCTGCTCGGCTTCCATTCGATCTTTCGCAATCATGCGTCGAGCATTGAACTTCCCCCTATGAATAGGCAGCCCAGTCAATTCAATTTCGCTTAGGACGTTCGCTGCCGGCATCAACAGCTTGTAGAACAGCCTTTCGCTTAGACCGTCACGCCTCAAACGCCGTCTCATGATGGGGTAAAGTCGTCTGGTGTAGTCTGAGTCCCTTGCTCCGTACTCGGCAAGATCGCCAAGAGTGGTTCTAGTGGTGTCAGCCTTATCGAGAAGCCCCTTGTATTGTGGAGCGCCAAGGTAATACTGGGACATAAACCCAAGATCCTTACGAACGTTCTCATCCAGAGCGTACTGTGCCCCCATCGTATCGAAGGACTGACGAATGTGAATCCCGAACTGCTCGAGGCCTTTCTGATCGAACATACCATTGTGCATTATCCACAGAGAAACGCCTTCGATGTATGGTTTAAGAGCGTTCAGGACCTTTTGAGGATCATGCCATCTAGATTCTGGATGCCAGAGTGGAAGAACGAATCCCACTCCTGGTTCAAAGGTGAAGTTGATCGAGGTAAGCTTGTAGCTAAAGTCCCACCATGCCAAACCCCCACCAGGAAATCTACCTACACCCCTATGAGAGGACGCTGTCTCAATGTCGATGGCTGCTGTATGGGCCAGCGACAATCTGTCAGCTAACTCCCTCAAGACTTCCTTGCTATTCACAAGGATTGCTTGGGTGACGACTTCGCCTTCTTCCCCACGCACCAGCCTTGCAAATGCTAGCAGGGCGCCCATGAAATCGCTCTCGTATCGTGGGTTACGAAGAACTGCGGCCGGGTGAACGGCTGCTACCCAGGTGGTGCCGTTCCTCTCGAAAGCTTCACCGTTATACTTCGTGATTCCTGATCGACCGAGTACCCCTCGGATCGCAGAGTTTCCAAAAAGGAGTCCATAGCTTGGTGCAACCACTTCGAGTTCTTGGAGAAGGTAGTTGGCCGTACACGTTTTGATGTTTGAAGGACTAGGCGTAGCGTTATCTTGTGGTCGGCACTTGACGACGTTGGTGACGAAGAACCACTCACGTTTCAGACCTACCTTCTTCAGAGCTTCCTCCAGATACTGACCAGCTGGACCCGAAAATAATTTCCCCGTGATCTCCTCCTGTGACCCCGGCGCCTCGCCCACCAAGGCTAGACGCTTGGATCTTATCACCAGAGGTGGGTTCCCTATAACGCAAACCCGAGTCGTCTCCTTGTGGAGGGGACATAGCTTGCACTTTGGATTTCTTAACCTCAGTAACTCGGACTCCAGCTTTCTTAAGGATTTGGAGACCTGCGTGATCCCTGTATTCTTCGGCATAGATCAACTC